CTCTCACTGGCTCGTACAGTCCTTGATTTCTACGGCATTCCGTCAACAAAACCCTGCCGTGACTGGTATCGACGATTAAGAAAAAAGGACTATTCAGTGTTTGAGGAAGAACTGGAGCGTTGGGGACGAAAAACCGATGAACCTACAATAGGTTCAGTCGCGTTATGCCAATCCGATGACGGTTATGGCATGGCGGTTTATTTCGAAGGCGGATGTCTGAGCTTCGTCGGGTCGGCGGTGAGATGGTCCCCCATCGAAAACCTGCAGGTCGTCGCGTTTTACTCCAGTACGAAGCCGACCTCTGCAACGCAGTCGGGATAACCGAGGAAGAGTATTGGTTTTTTGTAGATCAAGCAACGGCATATAACGGTCAGCGTGCAAAAGAGTATGACCTAGTTCCAGATGTTCGTAATGATCCTGTATCTGTAATTGTCAGCCTTGTAATCGGCGTTGCGCTGACGTACATCAGCACCCTGCTCGCACCAAAACCAAAACAACCTCCAGAACAAAAACGTATTAAGACTGAAGACGCAACCGGAATTAGCCGCTTTGCTCGATCAGATTCGTTCAATAGCATCCAAGAGTTAGCAACGATTGGATCGACTATCCCACTTGTTTTTGCAGCAAGCGGCGTACGCGTCAGCTCTCAACTGTTGTGGTCGCAGTTGATCAGCCGAAAAAACTACCAAGAGCTTCGTGCCGTTCTGCTGTTTAGTTACGGCGAGCTGGCGTCAAAACCTGACTTCGAAGGCTTTGCTATTGGCGACACGTTGATAAAAAACTTTCCAAAAGGCAAGCTGTCCCTTTACTTCAGCGAAGGTCTTACTGGAAGCAACCGCATCGTAGAAACCGGCGGTCAACGCTACCCCGAAGGCAAACTTAGAAAATTTGATCAACACAATGAGGACGTCATGTCACTTTGGTGGCATGAAGACAATGCATGGAAAGAGTACTTCTCCGGAACCCGCACCCCTGGAACGCAAGTTGAATTTGGTGTATTTTCACCTATACCAAACCAAAGTATGTATAAAGTTAACTACGAACTTGTTTTAATTCAAGAAAACCTGAAAGGTGACTCAAGAAGGTCTGCAGAAGAAAAACGCCGCAAGATGTACCACGGTTTTTCAACTAGAGCCGGAATTAGACAGATTAGCGGGGGCGGCACTAATCTTTTTTACCAAATCAACGGCGAAGAAGAAGCCGTAGGAGATTTCCCTTTTAACAAAGTTGAGGACGTAAAACAATCTGTGGAGCGTCGTCGAATTGACGCTGATGAAACTCTGTCTGTAGGTGAGCAGTATTTATACGATGGTTGCGTGTACATTTGTACAAAACAGGATAGAGACGATATTTGGCGTGCCGGCGGTCCAGGTCAACGCTACACCTTAGTTCATGACGAAACTATTCACGGTAACAAGCCCGGAGACTTTTTTGACACTGAAGCAGTTCATCGACAACAGCAACCATGGGACACCGTTATTCCAATGCGGGTAGCCATTGGTGCGGTTACGAATAACCGTGATTGTGAAGCCACTGAGATTGGCATTAAATCAACTGTTTGGCGGCGTATTAACGGTTTTTCAAACGTAAACAGCCAACCAACTGATGATGTAATTGCTCAATTTGAAAGAGACAACGGGTCCATTCAACTGGGCAGCATGAGTAAGTATGTGCGTAGAGTTTCGTTTTTCAAACTGTACGCCCGTGAAATTAAATCAAATACTTGGAGAGACATCACAGTAGATGCTTCAGGACGGGCTACATTTTTCTGCATTTCAGGCCAGTCAACCCGTGAAATGTATAACTCTATCCGCATCTATACACCTCAAAGAGGTCAATTTGAGTATCGCCTTGTTCCATTTGGCGGCAATTTCGTGCGCCGGCATCTTGGAACGTCAAACCCTGCAATTATGTTGACGGGCTACAACGGGCAAGCGCAGAAAGATCAATACAACGCCACCACAAACGGTTACAAATACTTTTGCTATGGCCGCGAGCAAACTCTTACAGACGTTTTTGTAAACAACTTCGAGTGGTTCGTAGGCAGTGCTCCAAGAGCAGTTATTGGCCAAGTAAGCCAAACTGACAGACATGTTTGGGGAACGATCCCAGGCAGTATGCAGTGGAGAACCCAAGAAACGAGGTTTGACGCTTTTACAAGAGGAGGTAGGGGGTTTTCCTATGGAGGTAAAAATTACGTAGTGGTTACTGAAGCCACTGTTGGAAATAGATACAACCGTAGACGAGTCGAGAACGTAACAAAAATCTGGGATGGGCATGAAAGAAATGATAGCTCGACTGAAAGGTATGTCAGAGGCAACTTGAGAATAGATACAGGGTACCGTAATCATAAATTTTACGAAATTCAAAGACAAGAACGCCGTTTTATCGATGCAACTCCTAATTTTGAAGGCGAACTGAACCCAACCCGTTTATCAGGAATTGGTATTGACTTTCGAATTTTTGTACGGTATTGGGCAGCAGGCAATGCTGTACATTTCACCATCCGAAATCAGGGCACCAACTACTCAGTTGGTGACCGCCTTCGCATCACGATCCCAGGCTACGGATACTCTGTTGACTTCAGCATCACACAGGTGGGACGTGTTGATAACCTTGATAGGCTTCTTGTACGAAACAACGCAATTGCAGATTATTTTCTATACGACGCAGAAAGCTCCAGTCACCAAGATGGCCCAGAACACGCCATCGCTTACGTAAATGAGTTCCAAGAAGTCGATGACTTTAATTACGACGACTTAGCCGTTGCAGGCATCCGACTAAATAGTGGTAAAGAATGGTCGAGTTTTAGCGAAGTTTCAGCATACATTAAGCAAGGCATTAAAATCCCAAGACTTAGTATTGACGCCTCTGACAACGCTGTCGTTGGAGCTGAAGCAGCCTCTAACAACTTTGCTGAAATTGCTTATGCGCTTCTTACAAACAGTAGTTTTGGTGCAGGCGAAACTATCGGTTCAAACCAAGTATCAGAAAAAGACATGGCTATTGCAGCCGAATACTGCCGAGCCAACGGTTTTGCATGGGACGGCCTTGTCGCAGAAAAACAAAACCTACGAGAGTTTATTTTTGTAAATGCGGGCTACAACCTTTTGGATTTTACTATCAAAGGAGGTCGGTTCGGATTGTTCCCGTCTTATCCCTACAGCTCTGACTACAAGATCAACACAGATGCAAAACCTGTAATCAAAGCTCTTTTTACTGATGGCAACATGCGCAACATGAAAGTATCTTTTTTGACGCCAGAAGAAAGACAAATGTTTAAAGCAACCGTCGTGTACAAAGAAGATGTTGTAAACGGATTTGGTCAAAAGAGGTCAGTAACTTTAGCTTTGGGTGAAACTGAAACCACTATGGAAGAAATCGAAACTTTGCCTGAAGAAAGCTTTGACATGAGTGGTTTTTGCAAGTCCAGAGAACATGCTCGTACATTTGCAAAACAAGCGCTGCTGGTACGACGATACGTTGACCATGGTTTGCGTTTTGAAACCACGCCTCAAGCAGCAATGGCTTTGGAACCTGGCGAATATTTCCGTGTCGTCAGCGAAGCTACTCACACCAGTCGTTTTCAAACCGGCAGCATCGGACCAACCGGCACCGTTGTTTCCAAAGACGGTCTTGCCGATGGAAGCTACAGCGTGTACTTCTGGAAACCTGGTACGACAGTCGTCAACTCCACAACCCTCACAGTCAGCAATGGCCAAGCCGTGGGAGCAACTCTTCGTGGCACGGTCTTCAGCATCAAAAACAGCACAACAGAAGATCGCGTCTACAAAGTAGAGACGTTGCAGTACGCCGAAGACGGCCTTGTTGAAATCAGTGGTTCGTTTGTGCCCCTGAGGGATGACGGCAAGTTCCAGGTTTTAGACTGGGATGAGAGCAACTTCGTGAACCTGTAAAAATGGCTGCTCGTCTTTTTCCAGAACTCGCCCCTACGAGCAGAACGTTTACCCCTGGAACGTTTCCACAAACAGTTTTCGAAGCGCAAAACGGTGCTACTACCGTAATGCGCTACAGCAACAAGCTTGTCAATACAAAGCTGTCGCTGACTTTTGCAAATATTTCCGACGCGCAAACCGAAACTATCATCGCCCACTACGTAAACGTCAATTCAGATTGGGATCACGTCACTTTTACCGACTCAAGAGGATTACAGGGAATGGGCTCAGGTTTGCGGGCGCGTAATGAAGGCGAGCCTAACGGTTTACGTTGGCGTTATATGGAACCGCCTCAGGTTACTAGCGTGCAGCCTGGTATTTCGACGGTGCAGTGTAAATTCTGCGCCTATCTAGACGGCTAGAATTGAGTCACTGGCCACTTATCGGCACGCACCATGGCAGTTTTTTCAGGACAAGATGGAGTCCTAGTCTTTAACGGCGAAACTCAGGTGCGCGTCCGCAACTGGTCGTTTACCAGCAACGTCGACACGCTGGAAACGACTGACTTAGGCGATGCCGCTCGTGAATATAGAGCCGGGTTGAAGACGGCAACTGCAACCTGCACGATTATGTATCACGATGACAACACCTCATTGCGAGACATTCTCAACAAAGCAATCACCACTGGAGCCCCTACATCGCACCGTCTCGAACTGCGCTGGAACGACAAGGATCTCGACTTCAATGCCTTTATCACAAGTGTCAACGTTACCTGCAGCGTCGGCGAAGTAATGACCGCTGATCTCAGTTTCCAAATGACCGGCGACTATCAGACTGTTGATCTCTAATGGCAGTTCTCCTCGGCGAGATCGGCAAAGTTGAACTGAAGAGAGTTAGCGAAGACTTCAGTATTACCGGGGTGGTACGCCCCTCTGACGTCAACGCAAATAAAAACCGCTTCAGCTTTATTTTTCCAGCTGGTACGTTGGTTTCAGGAGACCGTGTCGAAATCCGCAACACGGACGGATCAAATCTTGACTTTGTCTCTGCTTCAGCATGGCCAGACAACACGAAGCATCCTGATGGGGTTTTCTACATACACGTAGACGAAGCAGGTGGCGTTCGTCTGTATGGCACGTTTGAGGAGGCCGTAGCTGGTGAAGTACTAGGCAAAAAAAGCCTAGACAATATTTCAGCTGACATACCAATCCGTGTGACGCTGCAGGATGCTGAGTACCGAGTGCTCGGCCAAGTAACTAATTTCGAGCTGAACACTGAGCGCGAGTCCGTTGACACCACTGCTTTATCCGACGATTTTCGTCGAAACGTTTCTGGCCTTATTAGCGGAAGCGGCCGTTTATCAGCTTTTTTTGATTATGAGTTTAGAGAAGGAGATCCAACATATGGCAAGAACTCTGTCTCACTGACTGAAGCACCCATTTTTATTAACCAACTGGTTTTACGAACTTCGACAGGTAGTACATTTGAAGCCCGGTTTACGCTTGTTGGCAAAGGTCCAAAACCTTATGGGGATGCCACCGATGTTGATGATCGTGTTTGGTACGAGGTCAAAGGACGTGTAACGAGTGCAGCTGTTGAGTTTGCACCAACCGAACCGATTCGGGTCACGATGGATTTTGTAACTACTGGTCCGATCCAGCTGAAGACGCAGTTTATTAGTAGTTATCTGCTGCAACAAAACTTCGGCAAACTCCGCTTGGAAGCTCAGCAGTCAACAGGTGATGGCGCTGTAAAAGCTAAGGAACCGGATTAACTCTACAATCCATCTAGACACTAGACGTCGAGAGCTGTGGCTGATCTTCGTATTTCGGACCTGCCGGCTCTTGCGCAAGCCGACGCAGAATCTACCGACGATCTACCGATCATTGACGTATCGGCTGCCGAAACTAAACGGATTACAGCAAAAGCCCTGGTTCAACAGGCTGTTACTAATTTAATTGACGACGGCGCAATTCCTGGCGCGAAGGTTGCCGACGACGGCATAACTCAAGCAAAGATCGCTGACGACGCCGTTGGAGCGGACCAGCTTGCTGCGAGTGCTGTTGTTACTGCTTCAATTGTTGACGCAAACGTCACTGAAGCAAAAATTGCTGATGCTGCAGTCGCAACTGCAAAGATTGCAGATGACGCAGTTACGTCGGCCAAACTTGCAGCCAGCGCTGTTAATACTGCTGCGATTGCAGATGCCGGAACTCTAGGCAACGGCATCAGCACGGCAAAAATTGTTGACGACGCAATCACCAATGCAAAGATTGCCACTGATGCTGTAAACGCCGACAGTATTGAAGCTGCTGCCGTTGGAACGGCTGAGATTGCCGACGGTTCAGTAACAACTGCAAAACTTGCAACCGATGCAGTCACTAACGCAAAGCTGGCTGACAATGCGGTCGAAACCGCAAACATCACCGACGCAAACGTTACAACTGCAAAAATTGCCGACCTTGGCGTCACCACTGCAAAGGTCAACGACGCTGCAGTAACTGAAGCAAAGATTGCATCAAACGCAGTCACAACTACAAAGGTCGCAGACTCTTCGATTACCTACGCAAAAACTAACTTTGCTAATGGGGATATTCCTGGCGCGAAACTTACCGCTGACAGCGTTACCGGAACGCAAATCGCAGAATCCGCCGTCGGTACTTCTGAGCTGGCCAACGACTCAGTTACAAACGCAAAGATCGGCGTTGCTGCCGTTGGAACGACTGAGATTGCAGATAACGCAATTACCACTGCAAAACTTGCTGCAGATTCAGTCCAAACAACTGACATCCAAAACAGCGCAGTAACCAACGCAAAAATCGCAGACAACGCAGTCAACGGCAACAAGATTAACGACGGGTCGATAACAAACAGCAAGTTGGCTGACCTGTCCGTTAGCAACG